TCTGGACGCATAGATCTTAATAATTCAGTATAGTTTCCTACGTGTACTAATTGAGAGGCCCATGTAGAATCTTGCCATAATCTATCCCAGGGCGGGGTATCAGCTAACATATCTGCATAGTGTTGCGGGCTTTTAATCAATTGATACACACCCATATTTAAAAAGTCGATTTTAAAATATCCACGTTCTTCGGCAGTTTTGTAATCTATCGCAGCACATTCATTTACAGGATCATACGGAATATTTGAGATGTAGACTCCAGAATTATGGCGACGAACTTGGTCATTGACTATTTGTCGTGCAGGAGTATGCTTAATAATTTTTAAAATTTGCTCTCTGTCGGCAAAATCTATATCAATATCTGCGCTCATACTAATTTTTTTATACAATCTTCTAAATTTTTAAATTCTAAATTACATTGATGATTTAAGTTTAAAAAATTTAACTGGTTTTGTCTACTTATTTCTTTGAGTTTAGATTTATTACCGTTCCAATCAAAGTCCTTTAATTTCACAACCAAATCAATTATTTTATCAATCCTAGTTTTATAATCAATTTCTTGATCGTAATCTTCATTCCATAATTCCCCGTAGGTGCAAAATCCTAATTTTTTTAGGTGTTTTAAAAAGAATGGTGTTGACACAATCACAAACGGCATGCCTATAATAAGAGGTTTGATTGTTTTTTCAGTTAAAAAAAACGAATGATCATAATTGATATCTGTTTCAACAACTAAATTAAAATAAGATTGATTATAAATTTTTATAGGCAAAGACTGACTAACATTATGATAATATTTTTCAAGTATGGGTATATATGGATCAAAATTACCTTTGGTAAATTGTATTACATCTAATTCATCAACATTGCATCCAAAATTTTCTCCACTATATCTTAAGATAAAATTTTTATAATTAATTGTGCTAATTAATTTATCTACTAGATATGTGCGTTCAGATTTTACATTTCCTATTAAACTTGCAAAAACATGTGGTTTAGGATAATCAAATTTATATTCTTTGTCAAGATAAAAACAAAATCTATTTGGACTCATGTAAGTGTCTGACATTTCAAATAAAAAAAATAAATGATTGACCAATGAATAATTTTGATCTATACCAGCGTGGTCAACGTCCCACCATCCGTTGCTGAAAATGATATAGTGTTTGTTTTTATTGTAACTATTGAAAAAATTCCTAGAATGTATGCCTTCTGTAAGGCAATCTATAGCAATTAATTTATCTTCACAAAGATTAATATTATCTACGTCAGTATAATGAAAACATTTTATTCCGTTGATATCATTGACCAACACTGGACAGATTTGTTTGTGATAAAAATTATTATTGTCTCGCCAGATACAATAATTTTCTATAAATTGTTTTACTAGCCCTTGTGCATTTATTGCCAATGTCATTACCAGCCTGCCTTTGTTAGTATATCTTTAACGTATTCTTGGTCAGCAGGATAATCTTTAAACTTATGCATCCAAAAATCTGTGTCAATGTACGACCATATTATTGCAAGTTGTTCCGATGTTAACTCCGACAAAAACTTTTGACCAGATTTGGAATTATATATGACCCAGGGACTTATTCTTCCTGCAGTAATAGCATAACACATAGAATTCGAATTGCCGTAGCGCAAACAATCACAGGCCGGATTACCTGTTTGCTCTTGCCATGCAATACCAAATTCAATGGCTCGTGCTAGTGCATCATTGATGTTTTCTACCCGCAGATAATCTAAAAGATACTCTGTGTATATGCTGTCCCGGCACCAATGATCAATTTTTTTATTTTGTTTCAATACCCATTCAATAAATCTGGCAGGATTAATTGCCTTTATATCAACACAATAACGACCAAATTTTACAAATGCTCGATAATACGGACTATTAGCAAAGTCATCAAATGTTTTTAATTTTGCTGATCCTTGAGTAAGTTCATAAAATTTTAAATATGCTTGTAATCCTAATTGAACTCCACGTTCTGACTGTTCTTGCCTACGCCGACGCGGTTCGCAACTGTGCACCGCAAGACTAGATTCTTTTATAAAATCTTTTTTACAATACTGGCATGTGTAGGTCATTGATTTATATGCGTATATAATATGTTGGCAATTTGTTTATGTCCGATTACGTTTGGGTGATAATCATCTGCTGACACAGTAGAGTTTGTTTGTTGGCAAAACTGTATCATACTTGGGCCTGGATCAAGTTTGATAAAATGTCTATCAAACTTATTTAATACTGTTGTTAGATACAAGTTGTTAAAATCATTCATTGTCAAAAAATAAAAATCTATATTTCGATTTTCTAATAGAGTAAATAAAAATTCAACATAATTTGTAGTTAGATATTCTATTTGTTCAACCCCAATATTTTTTTCTATATCTTTTATTATTTTATTATTGCGAGTAAGATACGAATACGGTAGTAGGGCATGGTCCCAAGGTATGTTTTTATTGTCGATTTCTGGATGATCGTAAGAACAGGGGGCATCAAATCGCGCTGGATCTGAAATATTTACAATTACTAGTGTGTCAATTGAGCTATAGTTAAATCTATTTAAACATTCTAATATACTGTTTGCTATTAATATATTGCCATGGCTGGCAGCGGCAGTATTGACTAAACTTTTAACATTTAGCTTTTGTGCTAAGAATCCAGCCCATGAGTTACTTTGTCTTGGAATAAATTCTGCATCATGCGCAAAACTGCAACCGCCATCACTGTGTAAAGATGGTGGTGATCCGCCGATCCCGTCGCTGGTAAAACTACAACCACTTACAAGTAAATGTTTATATGCTTTCATTTTATTTTTTCTTGGCCAAGTTCACGTAAATGTTCGTCAATTTCTTTCTGTGAGATTAATTTACTTAACAAATCAACATCCGATCCCTTCATATTAGGAAACAAAGTCAACAGTTGTTTTTTCTTTGTGCCAGAGTTGGTTGCATTTTCATCTTTTTTCTTAGGACTTATCCATTGATGTCGATGTGCACCCATTCCAGGACTCACACTACTGGCACACAACCATTGCAATTGCGGATGCCGATTAATAGTAAAAAAATGTTTGTTTAACCTTTCGTTTGTGCTAATCACATAAAACTCTTGCAGCTCCCTGGACCCTTGTACACTACTGCCCCATCGAATCATTAAAAAGTTACTGAACTTTTTCTTTTCTTCATCTGTCAGGCCAGTATAAAAGTCTCGATTTTTTAAATCAAACTCTCGCATTTCATTTGCAATATTCAGCTTGTCCATAATTACCACGCTTTATTGTAGTCCACAATCTCACAATTACGACTAATATCTTTTACAAAATAAACACAGTCTGGCTTAGGGCCGTTGGTAAGTGGTACACATAGCATTTGCCCATTTTTTAATTTAGGAGCATACCAATTAACTTCTTGGTATACATCTATTATTTCAATGTCCGGAAAACTGGGCCTAAAACTACTTAAAGGATTGAATTGAAATACTTTAAAGCCTCGATCATTTATACTGGTCAATGGCAATACTTCTAAATCGCCCAAGTCTGGCTCACCAATTAATATTTGCCAGTCCATGGGCATCTTTATTCTGTGTTCGCCTATACGTAATACCAATGCAGGGGCATTAAAACTTTCTAAAAATATCAGTGGTATGTAATGATAATCAGGATCTTGTGGGGTTGAGTTATCTAATATTGCAAAACGCATATCTTCAATTTCTTCTGGAAGATGATCTAATTCATAGTGTTCGTTGTCAAGGGTTAATATTCGCATGTGTTAAGTATATATTATTTGTCAACAGTTGTCAACTCTGGATTGTATATTTGAGATATTTTTTGCATCCATATACGATAATACTCTGTTATATATTCTTTATTAAAATCAAAAAAATTTAATTTTTTGTAAAGAAATTCAATGTTTGAAATAGTTAAATCTTCGTTAAGGTAACAGTCAGGAGCAAATCTTTCTATCCATCTATTGTTTGATAATGAAATTATGTTTTCTTCATTTAATTTTTTTGTGTTATCTCGACTATTTTCATCAAAAATTAAATTAAGCATGTAATTGTTTTTTCCGTTATATAATTCATCTAATACGTGTTCAGGAAAAAATTTTAACGTTTGTATAGAAGCTGGCGGCAATTCTGGCCAATTATATTTTTTTATCAGATTCCATTCTTTTTTCAATGCTGATAATTTATAGTACCTGTCAGATGCATTAGAACGACACGTATCCCTATATAGATAATAATCAGTAAAATAGATAATTTTAGCATTTGGCCATACAAATAATATATTTTTTAATGTATGATCATCGTGTGCAACTATAAAAAAAATTAATTTTTTTTCTATGATATATTTTATAGTAGAATCAAGATTTTTTATAAAATTATCAGTTTTAAAATTATGGTTGGTAATTTTAGCATGATTTTCGCCTCCAAATAAAGTAGTGCAACCTAATTTTAAATCGTCCCAATGATTTGTTGTTTCTTTTAATCTGTCTAATAATAAAGATATTTTATTTTTAGGAGTAAACAATCCATCAATTTGCAATTTGGCCAAACTATTGTCTTGAAATACTGCTTGATTACTTAAACCTAAACAATTAATTAAAAACTTACCGCCGGTATGTCTAGGGAAATATACAACAATAATATTATCAGTTTCTAAATATTTTGTTATTTCCATTCTAGTTTTTCTTGTGTAAAAGGATAGTTGGCTTCTTTATAAAACTGTTTGCGTTTAGTCAAATGGCGTTTGGCAAATTTACAGGTACTAGTGACATCCCAAATTTCTACATGGTCTTTGTCTTCTGCTTTGCGTATGCCGCGGCCAATTGATTGTATAACGCGGACAAAGCTTTTTCCGGGCTCCAAAAGGACCAAATTAAATATCCTAGGAAGATTAATACCAACAGCGGCCACACCGTAAGTCGCCACAATAATCTTGCCAGTACTAGTTGCAATTTCGTCATATTCACTTTGTCTGTCCCCTGCTTTGGTTGATCCTGATACAAATACTGCATCATCCAGTTGTGCTACCAATGTTTGTCCTGCCGCAATGCGATCAACCAAGACCAATGTATTGCCTGTGGCATTGACTTGTCGTACAAGGTTGGCAATAGTTTTGAGTCTGTTTTCTTCTTCAAGAAGATATTTTAATTCACTTTGATAGTTAGTAAACTCTGCATGATCAATTAACTGTACAATATTAACGTGACATTGTGCTAATACTCCGCGATCTTGTAGATCACTGGCTGCTAGTTGACTAATTACTG